CGGTTTACCTACTTACAGAGCCACCGGCTCCGGCGCAAATCTTCAGTTAGACACGATCAACGAATACCCGAATATGCTTGATTTTTGCGAGAGAATATGCTCATGGGATTACTTCAAACGCTGGGCCTTCGTGCTACGAGCACGCCTAAAGTCGAAGCGCAATACGCGCCGGCTGTTATGGATACATCATACGGCATTGGTTATTTTAATACTGGCTCTGCTAATTCTTTAGGAGTTGGTTCCGTTGGTCGCGATTATGCGATGCAAGTACCAACAGTAGCAAGATGTCGTAACTTAATTGCCGGAGTAATTGCATCTTTAGATTTAGAGCTGTATAACAAAACTACAGGTAAAGAATTAGGTAAACCTAGATGGCTGGAGCAACCAGACATAAGACAACCTCGAAGCGTTACAATGGCTTGGACTATTGACTCTTTAATTTTTTATAATTTAGCTTACTGGAGAATTACGGAGCAGTATGCCGATGACGGGCGACCTTCTCGCTTTGAATGGGTAGCTAATAACAGAGTAACTTTTACTACTAATAAATACGGTACGGAAATTGAAAATTATTACGTAGATGGCAATAGCGTGCCGATGTCTGGTATTGGATCTTTAATTACTTTTCAAGGATTAAACGGCGGCGGAGTTTTACAAACTGGCGCACGTACTATTCAAGCTTCTTTAGATTTAGAAAAGGCGGCAGCTGTAAGCGCAGCTACTCCAATGCCTACCGGATACATTAAAAACACCGGAGCAGATTTACCAGAATCTCAGATCTCCGGTTTATTAGCAGCTTGGAAATCTAGCCGTATGAACAGATCCACAGCTTATTTAACTTCTACTTTATCTTATGAAACTACAGGATTTTCGCCTAAGGATATGACCTACAATGAATCGCTACAGTTTTTAAGTACGCAAGTGGCCAGATTAATGGGCGTTCCGGCGTTCATGGTATCGGCCGATATGAATAACAGTATGACCTATCAAAATATTTTAGATGCTAGAAAAGAATTTTTAGCTTACACGTTACAGCCTTATATTTGTGCAATCGAGGATCGTTTATCTATGAACGATATAACAAATTCTCAAAACGTAGTGCGCTTTGCGGTCGATGAAACCTTCTTACGAGCCGATGCTATGGAAAGATTAAACGTTATTGAGAAGATGCTAAGTCTTGGTTTAATCGATCTAGACCAAGCTAAAGAGATGGAAGATTTAACGCCAGATGGTAATGAATCAGATATAGAAGAAGAAGATACAGAAGAAGAAGATCTATTAGATACCGGAAACGAGTTAGGACTATAAATGGAACTAGAAAATATACACTTAACCTTTGCTAGCCAGATCGAGTCGAGCGATGCTGGCCGTAGATTAATTAGCGGAGTTGTACTGCCGTTTAATACTGTAGGTAATACTTCGGCTGGCCCGGTTCAATTTAATTCCGGCTCTGTAGAGATTCCAGATGCTAAGCGCATTAAATTACTAGCTCAACATTCGCAAAATGATCCGATTGGTAGAGCGCAAAGCTTCCAAGTTACGCAAGATGCGATTTACGGTACTTTTAAAGTTTCGGCATCCCAGAAGGGTAATGATTATTTAATCATGGCTCAAGAAGAACTGATTAGCTCTTTATCTATTGGAGTCGATGTAATTAAAGCTAAGAAGAATGCAGATGGCGTGCTAGTAGTTTCAGCTGCCAGAATGGTCGAAGTTTCTTTAGTCGAAAGCCCGGCTTATCCGGATGCGATCGTAACTAAAGTAGCCGCAAGCGAAGGCGAAGCGGTAGAAGAAAACCAACCCAAACAAGAAAGCGAGGCTATCTTGGACAACAAAGCTCCAGAGCCAACCGAAGAAAAGGCAGAGGCAGCTACTCCAATCGTAGAAGCATCTCGCCCAGTTACATCAACACCGTTTATCTCTACTTCTGTACGTTCGCCGATTAATGATTTTGCGAGCTACACAGAGCACAAAATCAAAGCTGCTCTAGGATCAGACGAATCTCGTCTATTTATTTCCGCAGCTGATGATAGTTTTTCTACCAACCCGGCGTTCAATCCGACCCAGTATCTGTCAGAATTTGTAACAAATACACGTTTTGGAACTCCTACAATCGATGCATGTAGTCAAGGAGTTTTACCCTCACAGGGCATGACCATAAGCGTGCCTTCTTTGGTAACTTCTGCCGCTGGTGGAACTGGCGTAGCTCCAGTAGTTACAGTAGAAGCCGAAGCCGGTAACGTACAAAATACCGGAATGGAAACCGTTTATCTAAATGGAACAGTATCCAAGTACAGCGGTATGAATACGCTATCCGTCGAGCTCTTAGAGCGCAGCGGCTATCCTGGCTTTTATTCAGAGCTTACACAACAATTACAAAATGCTTACTTAACTGCAATCGATACAGCTGCACTTACAGCATTACTAGCAGCTGGTACTAATGGAACTGCGGAGACAGCAGATTCAACAGGTATCATCGATTACACTTCAGAAGCTTCAGCGTTAATTTACAAAAACACAGGTTACTTTGCGCAAAATTACATCGCTAACCCATCACAGTACCAAGCTCTATTAGGTGCTACTGATACAACTGGTCGTCCGATTTACAATGCGATCCAACCAATGAACGCAGCTGGACAAGTACGTCCATCATCTATCCGTGGAAATGTATTAGGTCTTGATCTATACGTAGATAAGAACTTCGCAGCTACTACCTTCGATGATGGCTCAGCTGTTATCTTGGCTCCAGAAGCTTTCACCGTTTACCGTAGCCCACAGGCTTACATGAGCGTAAACGTGGTAAGCAATCTACAGGTACAAATTGCTATCTACGGTTTCATGGCAACAATCGCAAAGATGCCATACGGAATCATCAAGTACGCAAAAATCTAATAACCAATAAATAATCCTCTAGGGTTTAGTAGCCCTATCCCTAGGGGAGCTTTTTAGAAAAGGAGTAAAGAGATGCCAGCTACTTATGTAACTGTCGCCGAGCTGAGGGCCAATCTTGGCATAGGTACTCTTTACTCCGATTCTGACGTGGAGTCTGTGTGCCAAACTAGTCAAGACCTTCTTAATAGTTATCTATGGTTCGACTTTGCTCCAGTAGTAGGCGCAACAATTAGTAACAATGTAGCGACAGTAATGCTTGCTAATCCCGGGCTATTCGTTACGGGAGAATCTGTAACGCTGGCTGGATGCGGTGCTACTTATAACGGCACTTACACAATTACCGGCACGGTGCCATTCTCTAGCGGTACTAATAATATTCTGCCTATGCTCTGGTGGCCGTGGGCATGGCAAAACTGGCCTAACGGTTATTCTTTTATTCAATTCGCTAAAACTGCAGCTAATGATAACTTTCATCGGATCGTGCCTTACGGCACGGCTACCGGGCCAGATACAAAGACAGCCACCTACGCTAATACGCCAGCGATCCGTCAAGCGGCGATGATATTAGCCGTAGATATATGGCAAGCCCGGCAAGTATCCCAAACCGGCGGAGTAGGCATGGATGGCTATACCCCATCGCCTTATCGTGTCGGTTACCAATTAATCAATAGAATCCGTGGGCTTATTCAGCCTTACGCCAATCCTTCGTCGCTAGTAGGTTAGATCGTGCCAGTAGCTATAACTACCCTTCGTACTACGATCGCCACAGCCCTTACAAATAATGGAGTCTGGAGCACGTTCGCTTTTCCGAGCCCAACTTTATTGGCTAATTCTGTAACGGTATTACCCGGCGATCCTTATTTACAGCCTACGAATGAAGGCTATAACACTATTGCGCCATTAGCTAACTTTCGTATTTTAATGGCTGTACCAGCTCTGGATAATCGTGGCAACTTAGCCGGCATCGAGGATTTTATTGTAGCCGTGTTTAATAAACTAGCTGCATCCGGGCTCTCTTATAATGTTACTAGCGTATCTACACCGTCGATTACAGATGCGGCCAGTGGAGCACTTTTAACCGCAGAACTAAATATCTCAATCCTTACGACTTGGAGCTAAAATGTCTGACCAATACGATATAAACGAAAATAATTTTCTGGCCCGAATCGGTCAGATTAAGCAAGAAGAAGTAAAAACTAAAGCTGCGCCAGCCGCAGAGAAGGAAGAATAAACATGGCCGTACAATTACAATCGACCGTAGGGGTCAAGCTGGCCAGTACTGATATTTCAGATCACGTATCCAGCGCGACTATTTCACAAATCTTCGACGAGCTGGAAATTACCAGCCTTGGCGATACCGCTCATAAATTTACAAAGGGTCTAGAGGCTTCAACACTATCTCTAGATTTCTTTAATGATTTCGCAGCTTCTCAGATTACTACCCTTCTGCAGACTAACTACGGTACTACTATTACTGCCGTATTGATCCCAGTAAAGGGCACAGCTGTAAGCGCAACAAATCCGCTTTACACCGTATCGATTTTGGTCAATAACTTAACTCCAATTTCAGGCGATGTCGCAAGCATTAACAGCTCATCGATTTCCTTTACATGTAACTCGACAGTAGCTTACGCAACTTCAGGAACCTTCTAAGGAGAATATAACTAATGGCAAAGCTAAAGATTACAAGGGCTAACGGAGAAGTAAGCGAGCATCGCATTACGCCGGGAATTGAATACGCCTTCGAATTAGTACATAAGGCCGGTATCTCTAAGATCCTACGTGAGACCGAAAAGCAGACAGAGATTTTCTGGCTAGCTTGGGAATGCTTACGCAGATCTGGGGCTACCGTGCCTACCTTCGGCCCAGAGTTCGTCGATTCTTTAGATATGGTCGAGGTACTCGAAGAAAAAAAATAGCTATTAGTCGGAGTTCGATGGGATACACGATCGCAGCTTTAGCGGTCGAGACCGGAATTTCGCCTAGTGAATTATTACAGATCGATGATGAGATGCTAAGGCTTCTTATCCAAGTATTAAACGATAGAGCAAAGGAGATGAAAGATGCCAGTAAACGTAACCGGCGTTAAACAACTCCAGAAGGCTATGCGTGCTGTCGATGATGATTTATTTAATGAAATGAGCACGGGCATAAAGGCCGTAATGCTTCCAATTAGAGATAAAGCTAGAGGATACCTGCCACGGCAAGATGATGTATTAAGCGGATGGGGTACGGCTACAGCTTCTATCGCTACAGCTAATTACCGGGCATTCCCGGCTTATAATTATCAGACCGCTAAAACTGGTATTAAATATAAGGCCGGATCTAATAAACGTAATCGTAATGGCTTCTCTGTTACTAACTACGTCTCTAACGAATCTGCTCCCGGTGCTATCTATGAGACCGCAGGTCGTAAAAACCCTAGAGGTACTACAGGCGGAGCATCTTTAAACCCTAATGCTTCTATTCAATTTATCGAAGCTCTGCCCGAAATGATGAATAATTTTAGAGCTACTGGTCGCAAGCGAGACGGTCGCTTGATCTACCGAGCATGGGCAGAAGATAGCGGTAAGGTTTATAAAAAGGTAGTAGATGCCGTAGAAAAAACCGCAAATAAATTTAATGCTAAACAAGCGAAGGCGGCATAATGGCCAGTTTAGTCGTCTCCGCATTATCCACATGGAGTAATAAAGGATTAAAGAAGGCCGAAAAGGATGTATCAGCATTCGATAAAACGGTAAAGAATTTAGGTAAAACTTTCGCTGGCGTATTCGCCGCATCTACTATTATAAATTATTCTAAGAATGCTGTTAAAGCGTTTATGGATGATGAGAAGGCCGCTAAAGCTTTAGAGGTACAGTTAAATAATCTGGGGCTAGGCTTTGCAGCTCCCGGCGTAGAGCTGTATATAAACAATCTTCAAAGAATGACCGGCGTACTAGATGACCAACTTAGACCAGCCTTTCAGACTTTAGTTACAGCTAGCGGAGATTTGACTAAGAGCCAACAAGCTTTAGATGTTGCGCTAAATGTTTCGGCCGCAACTGGAAAAAGTTTAGAATCGGTATCGGCCGCGCTTGCCCGTGGATTTTCGGGGCAGACAACAGCTCTCAGCCGTCTAGGAGCAGGATTAGATAAGACCTTATTAGCTACTGGCGACATGAATAAAATCATGGCCGAACTTAATAAGAAGTTTTCTGGACAGGCTACGGCTAGGTTATCTACATACGCTGGCCAGATGTCTTTACTTCAAGTTTACGCCGCAGATGCTCAGGAGACTATTGGAAAAGGTTTACTAGATGCTTTAAGGATTTTAGGCCGAGATAATTCAATCCAAAGTGTCGGCGATAGTATGCAGAATCTTGCCGACAATATAGCGAACGTAACTACTAACTTAGCTAAAATGATTAAGACCTTTACCGATGTAGCTTCTAACCCAGCCTTTCAAGCCGTCGTAGCTTTACTCTTATTAAGATCTGGCCGAGTAGATATTCTGGCTAAAGTCTTTGCTGGAGCCGCAATAGGTGGCGTTTTAACAGCTCCTAAACAAAATCTAAGCATGGAAGAAAATAGAGCTTTAGCCCAGAAGCGCATTCAAGATCGTATTAAAGAAGCTAAAGGTATTAAAACGGCTGTAGGTTACAGAGCCCAGGAAAATGCTGCTTTAAAAGCTAAAACAGAATTAGATAAAGCTAAAGATAAATTTGATCTAGAACGAATTGGTTTAATGGCTGCTTTAAATGCGGCAACCGATGAAGAAACTAAATTACGCCTTAGATCTCAATTAGCGATCTTAGATAATAATTCGGCTTTAGCTGCTAAGTATAATGCGGAATTAGAAGCTGCTCAAAAAGCAAAAGAGTTAGCGTCTGCTTTAGGTAATGCCTCAAACAGTATTGTTTTAAGTGCTAAAGATCTTGCCGCTTATTTAGCCAGCACTAGGACAGTTTCGGTTAGTCCGGGCGGATATACGGTAGAAGGTGCTAGAGCTTTTACTAACGAAGAAGCTGCTAACCAAGCAGATATTATAGGTAGAAACGTAATATCTAAAATGGAACGAATGGAAATGGGCTTTGCCTCTTCTTCAACTTCAAGCCGATCTAATACTCCAGAAGTAACGGTAAATTTAAATGCAGCTGGATCTATCTTAGGATTAGAGCAAGTAGATGCAGCTATTCAAGATGCGCTACTTAGAATCTATCGACAAAATGGCGACTTAGCTCCGGCAGGATTTATTCAATAATGACCGTGCCCGTAGTAAATGCAGTTATTAATTTCTCAACTGGCCCGGGCTTTGCACAGGCTTGCCTAATCGATTCAGGTATCTTTGGTACTAATATCTTTGCAGATTCTGCAGCTGTGATCGTAGATGTATCGGATCAAATAAATTTAATTCAAACTAATCGCGGCCGTAATGCTGTAGCCGATCAATTTACGGTAGGTACCTGTAGCCTTCGCATCATCGATCAGAATGGCGATTTCAACAGCCAAAACCCAGCTTCTCCGTACGCAGGGCTTCTGACCCCTATGAAGAAGTTATCTATAACTGCTACTTACGCCGGAGTTACTTACCCTATCTTCGCTGGCTTTATTACTGGCTACCAGACGACCCAGCCTAAAGAAGCTACAGATATAACCCTTACTACCATCACCGCCGTAGATGCCCTTAGATTGGCCCAGAATGCCCAAATAAGCACGGTTACAGGGGCTACAGCTGGCGATCTAACTGGTACCCGTATTAATCAAATTCTAGACCAAATCGAATGGCCTAGCTCTGCACGGGATATAGATGCCGGATTAACTACGGTTCAAAATGATCCGGGCACACAGCGAACAGCTCTAGGAGCATGCCAGACGGTATCAACCACCGAATATGGGGCATTCTATGTAGATGCTTCTAGCTCATTCGTTTTCCAAGATCGAGACGTTACCGTAGGTTCGATCGCTGGTACTCCAGTTTTATTTAGCGATGACGGTACAGGGATTATCTATAAAGATGCCGCATGGGTACTAAATGACGTTTTAGTATTTAATAAATCCACGGTAGTCAGATCTGGCGGATCTCCGCAAGTGGCCATAAATCAAGATTCAATAGACAAGTATTTTCTCCACAGCTACTACATAGATAACCTATTAATGCAGACCGATGCAGTAGCTCTCGATTATGCCCGGGCCTATACCGCATCCCGGCAGGAGACTTCGGTGCGATGCGATTCTTTAATGCTAGACCTTTATACGCCAGATTATAACGCTGGGATAATTGCAGCTCTAGACCTAGATTTCTTTGATCCGATCACCGTCAAAACTACCCAGCCCGGCGGATCGTATTTAGAGAAAACCCTACAGATCTTTGGAGTATCTCACAGAATTACGCCACAGAGCTTCTTGGTTAATTTCGTTACATTGGAAAGTATCATAGATGGGTTTATAATCGGAACAGAATACGGCGAAATCGGTATCGATCCGCTGTCTTATTAAGGAGATGAAATGCCTACTTTTCCAGTAGTTACTGGCGACATCGTTACCAGCACAATTTGGAACGGTTTACCAGCTTATGAAATATCAACACAAGCCGGCACTACCTACACTTTAGCAACTGGAGATCAATACCAGAAGCTTTTAGTCTTTACTAGCTCATCCGCTAAAACTGTAAGCATCCCGACAGATGCTACCTTTGATTTTCCAGACGGTACAGCTATAACAATTCTTAATGATAATGCTACAGGCGATATAACTATCCAAGCTGCATCCAGTGGCACTACTTCGGTTACTTCTGCCGGTGCTACTTCAAATGCTCCAAAGGTTAAACCTTTTACAGTAGCTGTCTGTTTAAA